AACATCAGAATGAACAATCCATACAGAAAAGGATGGGTAGGTTGGGAGATGCTTGAAGACGAAAAGCTCAAGTGCCTAGAATGTCACGCCCTCAAGTATATCGAAGACTTTTATACTTACGATGAGATTTGTAAAACTTGTCTCATAGACGACACTGAACATCCATTCCATCAGAATCCAGAATAATAAATAGGAGCCTATATAATGGCTATTAACTTACATCAAGGTCAAAGTAGGATTATTAACGACTTGTTCATAACAAAGGAAGCTCGATACGCAGTAGTCTGTGCCTCCCGAGGTTTTGGAAAGTCCTACTTAGCAGCAACAGCGGCTATTTTAGCGTGTCAAGAACTAATTAATATGCCAGCAGATATACCGAATAAGAATGTAGCCATTATCGCCCCTACGTACCAACAGTGTGTAGACATTTACTTCCCTCTGATTGCGTATCAGTTAGGATTAGCAGACCACTGCGATAAGATGAGTGCCCATAGCGGGACATTCTGGCTACCAAATAATGTTGTGTTAAAACTCTGGTCCTACGAGGCTTCTTCCCGAATGCGAGGAAGTGGTCAATATTTTGTTGTGTGCGATGAGACGACTTCATGGAGAGGCGCAGGTTCTACCGCAAAAGAATCATGGGAGTCCGTGATCCAGCCGTGTATAACTACGCGTTGGTCAGAGCAGATGGCAGAAGTACACGGAGCACCAAGCCCCGGGAGAGCCTTAATCATCTCTACTCCACTTGGCATGGATTACTTCTATGAACAATTTAACTTCCAAGAGCGAGATCCAGATTGGAAGAGCTACCGCTTCACCTACAGGGATAGTCCATACTTGGACCCCTTAGAAATTGAAAAGACTAAGCATACCATTGATGCCCTCAAGTTCCAAAGAGAGTACGAGGCTTCCTTCGAGGATTCTGGTAATACAGTCTTTTACAATTTTAACCGAACTACGAATGTCCAGCCTCTGGATTACTTCGATGCCAAGGAAGATGTACACGTTGCGATTGACTTTAACGTTGGCATTATGGCAAGCGTGGCCTTTGCTGTTAGAGGAGGGCAGATCCATGTTCTCGATGAGTTCCAAGGGCATCCTGATACTGAGACCTTGGCGAAGCATTTAGCTGAGAAGTATAAGGGCCATAAGATCATCACGTATCCCGATCCGAGCGGTCGAGCGAGGAAAAGCTCAGCGGCGGTAGGCAGGACTGATTTTTCTATTTTGAAGTCGCACGGTTTAGCTACCTTAGCAAGATCACGAGCACCAGCAATAGCTGACTCAGTTCAAGCAGTAAACAGGATGCTTAAAACAGCTGATGACAAAGTTCATTTTTTCGTTGCGCCCAATTGTGTGAACACGATTAAATCTATTGAGCGTACTTCTTGGAAAGAAAATAATCCAGAAGCATTAATCATCGATAAAACAGAGGGAATCGAGCATTGGACAGATGGTATCAGATATGCTGTTGAGTACTTATTTCCTGTGAGAAATCACGCTAAAACTGTAAAAAGAGGCTTTTCTTTCTAAAATAAAAATGACGCCTTCTAAAGAACTACTAACATTAAACTAAACAAGGACTTACTAGGGTGAGAGATAAAGATTATCTGCTGGAGAGAGCAGGTGTAACAGGTTACAACAAACCTAAGCGAACTCCTAATCATGCTACTAAGTCTCATGTGGTTGTCGCTAAGGAAGGTGACAAGATTAAACTAATCCGCTTCGGAGCTCAAGGTGCCAAAGGGTCTCCCGATGGTTCCAAGAGAAACGAAGCATTCAAAGCTCGACATGCTGTAAACATCAAGAAAGGAAAGATGTCTGCTGCATATTGGGCCAATAAAGTAAAATGGTAACCCACGCTAAAGGAGTTTCTGCATGAGTAATACACCTCCCCAAATAAGCGAAGATACTGAATTAACACTTAATCTAAAAACTATCGGAATCATTATTGGTTTCACAGTAGTACTAGCCGCTGGTTATTTCAACCTGCAAAGCGAGATAGAGTACGCGGCGGCTCACCCCCAGCCTTCAATAACTAAATTCGAATTCGATATCAGTCAAGAAGCAATTAAACAAATAGTGAGAGAGACCCAAGAACATATTAGAGACGGTCACACCACTATGTTTATGCAATTGACTACAGAGTTTGAAGACGCTATTGAGAAGTCAGAAAATAGACTTATGAGTGAAATAAAAGATATTGAGAAAAAATAGGAGAGTATCATGCCAGCAGGCAAAGGTACATACGGCAAGAAAGTTGGAAGACCTCCAGCTAAGAAAGCTAAATCTAAAACCCACGTAATGCCTGATGGTCGCGTTATGAAGGGTGCGAAGCACAAAGGCAAAAAGAAGTAAAACTTATAGAAGGCTAAGCGATTAATTACCGCAGTAGAGATCCAACTCTCTACGCCTTCACCCTATTCCGTCCGTTGGAGGACATAAAATTGAGTAAAATGACTAGAATAACCAGAATGACTATTGCAAGGACTCTGCTGATAGTGTGGCTAGCGTTTAGTGTGGATAAGAATGATGACCTCTACGGCACACTCTTGAGTATGCGTAGACTATTAGAGTGCCGTAAATTGGTACACTCAGATAAATTAAAAGAGAATAAACTATGACTACTTATACACACTCGGTTAGTCTACAGACGAGTACAGTATCGCAAACGGTTACCCAGAATGTTACTACAGCGGATACTGTAATACTAAACATGAGTGCATACTTTAGCGCAGTATACCTCAGTAAGTCAGGACCTGTTAGTTATAGTCTTGTATCTGGTAACAGCTCCGTAGCAACTATGACGTTCACAGGGACTGGATCCTATGCTATAACTTTTAGGGCGTACTACCCTCCCGGAGGAGGATGGAGATCCGTAACTCTTAGCGGTACGTCGTCAGGTTCTTCAGATACAACTCCGAACGCGTTTACTTTCACAGATAAAACGGGTAATGTAAGTACCGAACAAAATAGTGCAGTGCAGATTACAGGGATAAATGCCGCAACTGCAGTGTCGCGAACTTCCGGAGGAGCTACCTTTGCAGTATCCAGTTTACCAAACACCCCTGGAGGACAAGGCTTTGGTACAAGTGCTACAACCATTACAAATAATCAGTATCTACACGTAAAACAAACGACTTCTGCTACTTATAGTGCGGTTTTAAATACTGTAATGAATGTAGGAGGAGTTACAGACACTTGGTCTGTGGCTAGTAATGCTGCAGCTGCTGATGGTACTCCAAATCCTTATAGTTTTAATGATGTAACCGCAGCCTTGAACACGGTGTCATACTCTTATGCACAGATCACAGGTATTAGTCAAACTGTTACAGCTTCTCGAAGCGCAGGAGGAGCTACCTTTGCAATATCAGGAAGCACTACAGTACCTAACAGCTCAGGGTTTAGCTCCTCCAGCAAAAACGTGTCAAATAATCAGTATCTACACGTAAAACAGACTTCCTCAGGCTCTAATAGTACAACTCTTAGCAGTGTTTTTGCAGTAGGTGGAGTATTTGGGACGTGGAACCTTACTACTGTAGCAGCCTCAGGGGGTTCAGCAAACTATGGAATGCAAATTTTCCCTCCTACAGGGAGCATTCCTCGACTAGATACGTCAGACAGAACATTGCGAGTGTTTGCAACCTTTACAGGAAGCTTAGGTTCTGCATCTTCTTCCTCTACATCGTCCACACATACTTTGTCGGGTTTCAACCCCTCAGATGCGACAATAGGTTTAGACTGGGAAACAAGTGCTAACAGAGAGTTTGTTACATTAACAACAAGTACTAACACACTAACATTAACACGTGCAAACGACCCAAGCCCTAATACAGCGGAGTACCAACTAAAGGTGTTTAGAATATGAGTTACGGAATAACTTCGATAAACAACTCTGGGTTTACTCAGATTGATGAAAACAGTGAGTCCTTTCTAGTTATACAGACAGGTACAAAGCCTGTAAATCAAGCGTATGTAACACTCTCAAACACGCTTCCAGATGATATACTGGTCTTTGGAAGACCCTCTGGAGGAGGTACTTCAGGAACAAAAACTTTAGATGGTTATGTTTCTGACTTTACAACTAACGGTACTAGATACTTAAGAATTTATATGACATTTAATGTAGCTTATGACTATGCGGTAGTAAAACGCTGCTCTCAGTTTGTTACGCCTACCTCTGGCTACGGACTAAACGTTTTTACTAGCAGTGGAGTTTTAGCCTATACATCAGAGCAACCAATGATGAGAGCAATAGCAGCTAGAGCTATTAACCTAACTGCTTCTTCGGGACAATTTGACTCAGCTTGGTATCAAGGAACTGCCGGTTCAATTGATACAGCCTTTGTAATGCTAGGACCTTATGCAACGTATCAATATGAACAATACGCACAAATGGGTGAAAACTTCTTTAGGTACACTTATCGCAAAGCAAAATTTGATTATACCAACCATACTATGGGCACAATCTCCTCTTTTAGTAATGGTGATTTACAAAGGGGCTCCAGTGTCTACGTTAGGACAGGGGCAGGACAAAGAACAGAAATATTGGGGTATATAGTATGATAAAAGTAATTATGGTGTTAGAAAACGGGGAAGTTAATTCTGTATGCTCTCCCTCAGAAGACGTTATGTATACAGATGGGATGACTTACGGCGATTGTATAGCTCATGTAGTTCCTTATGACACAGATACTTCTGATATAGGAAGTTGGTACTGGAATGGAACTGAGTTTAAGAAAGACAAACCAGACTATCCAGGACACGGATGTTATTGGGAAAATAATACATGGGCGTGGAACAGAGATACGCTAGATGCAGAAATACGAGGTGTGCGAGATATGAAACTTTTTAACTGCGACTTCACACAACTAGCCGACGTAGTACTCCCCACGGGAACAACTTTAGCAGAGTGGCAAACATACAGAACTGCACTAAGAAGTGTGCCCGCAAATAACTCAGAGGTAACTACGTTTGACGCTGTTACCTGGCCTACGCCCCCTGCCTAACAACTAAAACAAAGGAGAACCAATTATGAACGGAAAAGGTTCAAAACAACGCCCTACTGACCATAATCGGTTCGCCGAGGCATACGATGCTATCTTTCGAAAGAAGGAAGCTGAAGAAAAACTAATCACTGAAGACCCTCAATCAGATAAGGTAGACGAAGATGATAGCAAATAGCACCGGAAATCGTTCCAAATCAGTCGGCGACCCGAACGCTCGATATGAGTCTCTCAGACAGTTATGGCGCACCTCACGAGCAATCCTAAATGGTCAGAACCAAGCAAAAGAATTAGATCGCACAGTTAATGCGTCTCAGAACATTCTTCTGCCTTTCTCACCCTCGATGACTCAAGAACAATATAACTTTTATAAAGCAGAAGCAGAGCTACCCGGATTAACCGCGCAATACGCCAAGGTTTTAACCTCCGGATTACTGCGTAAGCCTCCTGTAATGAACCTTCCCGCTGACGCCCCAGAAGGCGCAAAGGAATGGTTAACCCACCAATTTACTTCTGACAATCAGTCAATGCTGTCTTTCTTAGATGAAGCTATATGGGAAGAGATGCAAACCAGTAGAGCATGGGTGTACGTAGATTTCCCAACTGTACCAGACATGGATATGCTTAGTGTAGACGAGCAGAAGATGCTCCGACCTTACCCTGTACTGCTGAATGCAGAATCGGTAATTAACTGGAAAACATCTGTTCATCCAATCACTAGAGACACTACTCTTACCCGATTAATCACTCGTTCTTATCAGAAGAGCTATCGTGAAAACGAATGGCACCCTGATTACGTTGATACTGTGTTTGATCACTTTATTGCTGCTGATGGTTACTTCTACATTAATGTGTATGAGCGTAACAAAAATAGCGGCGGCGAGGATGTAAGTTTCATCAATGGTGTCGAACAACAAGAATACCAAACCCGTGGTGGTTCATTAGGCGGCAAAAATAGTACAGGCGAATGGGAATTTATTCGTACTATCGATAACCTACTTATCAACGACAAGCGTATGACAGAAATCCCCGCCTACCCTTTGAACGGCTCTATTGACGGTGTTGAACCAATGCTTATGCCTTTGGTTGACCGTGAAGTCGCTCTATATAACAAGGTATCTCGTAGGAACCACTTGCTTCTCGGTTCTGCTACTTATACCCCTGTTATCTCATCTGACATGTCGGAAGACAGATTTGCAGATATTGTAGACGCTGGATTAGGCTCTTGGATTCGTATTGACCAAGGCGATTCCATCAACGTATTTGAAGCCCCTTCTAAGGCTCTTCGAGATATGGAAAACGCTATTGGCTCAACAATCTCTGAAATGTCCCGCATGGGTATTCGGATGCTAGCACCTGATAACGGCTCCGGTCGAGATTCTGGTGTAGCACTGGAGATCAGAAATGCTGGTCAAACCGCTATTATGGCTTCTCTTAACGCTAAGATCTCTCAACAAATGAGAAAGATTATTAGAGTTATGATGAACTGGCGTTATGATACAGACTACGACACAAACGATATTGAGTACACTTTGACTGCAGATTTGAATCCGGCTCCTATGGGTTCTGATTGGTTGCGTCTAGTGACCGAATGGTACCAGCAAGGTATTATCCCTCGTTCTGCATTTGTAGATATTGCTAAGTCTAACGACATACTTCCTGTTGATTACAATGACGAAGCTGGTATTGGTGAGATTAAAGAAGACGATTTGATCATTAATGCTGCTATGGAAATTGAGATGGACAAAATGGAATCTGCTGCTCTTGCAACAGTTAACGGCGAAACCAATGATTTGGACGCTGAAAAGGACAATCCGGAGGATTAAAACACCTCCCCTACCTTAGGGTCGTACACCTAGACAAGTGTTTAAAAGGTCTCCAGTAAGGGGAATTAAATGGACAAATCAACGAAAGAATATCTTGACCTAAAGTTTACTCATATAGATGAAAAGTTTAGTAAGATTGAAAGTGCTATGGAAAGACATGACAACTACACTTCTACTCTTGGTAGATTAGTTTACGGATTAATAGGCGGCGCGGCAATCTTCGGATACTTGTTAGCTGCAAATTTATTATCGTTCCAATAAAACATAAAAGCATCGGAACCCCCGGGCAATCCCCTGCTACTATAAGGATCATAAAATGTCTTCAATTAATGATGACCTGTATGACTTATCAATAGATCACGCTACTATGTCGCGTGGATTTGAGAACTCATTGCAAACTGATGTAAAGAGAATTATAACTAGACATAAAAACCGATTAAGAAAAGGACTAGCGGCAATTAAGAACGCTGGTTCTAAAACCGCTCGTACTACTATTCTAGAGCCTGAGAATAAAAGATTTATTAAAGAAATGAAGTCATCTATGACTACCCAATTGAATGATTTTGGTCTTGTAGAAACAGACTTTAATACTAACATGCTAAATAAAAAACTTGGCAGGTTTGCTAACATTAAGCGCCCTAAAGCAAGCGCAACTTTAGTTTCTATTGTAGGTTCAAACATAAGTGGTGGTAAGACTCTCGCTAACTATATAACAAGCCTAGGCGATGATGAGCTTCTTAGGATAAATGGAGCGCTCAAGAAAGGAATTGCAGAAGGTGCTACTCAAAAACAACTAATTCGTAATGTAATTGGTAAAACAAAATTAACAGAAGCGCAAGCAAGTGCATTAGTGCGAACAGGTATAACTCGTACTCAATCTATTGCGCAACTAAACACATTCCGAGGTAATGAAGAGTTACTGAAGGGCGTCAGGTTTACCGCAGTACTCGATACTAAAACCTCCCCTATTTGCTCTCATCATGACGGTATGGTGTATGCACTAGATGACACTAGGTTTACGCCGCCTCTTCACTGGAGGTGCCGCTCAACCTTAATTCCTGTGGTTAAATCTCACAGTGAACTCTTAGCCTCTAGTAGTAAAGAAGTTAAACAAAATGTCCTTTCTAATATGAATGGGCAAGGTATTGCACAATTAAATGGTGCCTCTCCGAATAAAGAAAATTATGGTACTTGGCTTAAGCGTCAGTCTCAAGATGTAAAACTTAGGCACCTAGATAATAGCCCTGAAAAACTAGCAATGTTTAACAGTGGACAAGTGGCCTTTACCTCTTTCACAAATAGTGCAGGACAAGGCGTGAGTTTACAAGCGCTAAGAAGGCTTGATAACAAGGCAACAGCTGTTGTTCCTACTAGACAAAGAGTTTCTTCTGCAGTCACTAAGCAATCAATGGCTGTTTCTGCTTCTACTCCTAGGTCTTTAATTCGTAATTCTTCAAAAGAAACTGAGTTAAGAGAACTGTTTAAAGCGGACGCAGTAAACATGGGCTCCCCGTTGTCCCTAGTAGACTTTCGAGGTACTTCTATTGTTGGTAAGCAAACATCCCGCCGTAGAGCAAACAATCAGTTTGACGAGCGGAACACAGGTGTGGACCCTCTAACTGGTGAACAGAAATCTACTTTGGTTTATGATCCAGATTTTAATGTATTACAAGAAAGAATAGATTACCTTCAAAACTCTAAGACTCTTTCTTTAGATGAAAAGAACTTTATTCAAAGATTTGCTTTGTCTTTAGAGAACGATGGATTGTCTATCAATCAACAAACAGCGGTGATAGAGAACCTACGTATTAACTTTGAGCGATTCGCCAGAGATAAGAAGCCGTGGGAAAACTATGCCGCTGTAACAAGAGCAGAACTAGCTAACTCAGTAGTAAACACTTCTCGTATCTTAGACAGAAGATCCCGATCTAGGTCTCAACAATTCCAGTTTGGCGCAGGAAACGAATCTACGGTTCAGATACTAGGTGTTCACACCAAGTTTGATGATATCGCAGCTCGAACTCTTGAGAACCAAAGAATTGTTAAATCTTGGGCAGACACAGTAGGCGTTAGTCTTGCAAGGCGATCCCTGTTAACTGGCAGAGCTCCCCTAAGAAACTACTTCCCTACTGTACCCGCATTCTTACCTAAGCTTCCTAAAGTTCGTGATATTATCTATAAACAAATAGAAAAGCTACCGGGTGGTAAAAGATTAGCTCGCATACTACAAGGTAAGCCTAATGATTCCTTGCTGTTTGAATTTCTCAGGAAAGGTAATGAGAAAATTAGAGAAATATTAGATCTTGAACTTCTTTATGCTAAGAAGAGAGATGCTTACACTAAGAGCAGTGTTACACCTAAATTTATAAAGAAAAGAGAAAAAGAGTTAGCTCAGATTATGAAATCAGTAGCTACTGGTAAATCTACCGACTACGATACTCTTTCTATTAATATAGGT